CTTAAAAATAATTGTTGACATATCTTTCCACTGGTGATAAGATAAAGCCAAGTTAAGAGTTCTTAACTTACAGAAACAAAGCAAGTAGGAAGGACACGGGTGAAGCGATAGGGCTACACGCAAGTGACATGGTGGTCAGGCTGCCGGATAGCAGATAGAGCGTGTGAAGAATAAACATGACCCGTCAAAGTAGTTGAAGAAAACAGGAACGGTAGGGCAAGAAAGCACAGTGTACCGCACTATTTGAAGAAAGCGGACAGGCTGAACCAATCGGCACTTTACCCCTAAAACAAGAAACCGTTAAGTGGAAGAATCAACCGCACGAGATGACACAGCACTTTGTTTCACAGGTCAGGAAGTTCCCCGACTTCCTGACTATTTCAAAAAGAACTGTTGCAGCAGTTCCGGGGAAAAGAACCAAGGAATAGGATTTCAGTTCTTTCAAAAAATTGTCTATTGTATGTTGGTCAACAGGTTTTGGTGGTTTTAATGTGAAACCCCGGCGGTTTGAACAGCACCGTTCAAAAAGTTCAATGATGTGTAACAGGTTTTCAGATTTTAATGTGAAATCTGATAAAGGAAAGACACCCCCTGATTGTACTAAGGTGTGCTGACAATAGACAACTTTTTGAAGGAACTGGGAAAGGATGAAGGCAATGATTGATTTCATAAAAGATGCGGATTGCACCAAGGAAACACCTGTCAAATTGGGTGTTCCTGATGCACCGATATATGGCAAGGGCATCAAATTGAAACCAAGGGTTGACGGTAGAACTGATTCAGAGCATTTCAAGAAAATCTATTTGCCGGAACTTTTACCACTTGAAGAATATGATCTGATAGTTGTTTTGATTTCCGGCGGTAAGGATTCAGTTGCTTGTTACCTAAAACTTCTTGAACTTGGTGTACCAAAAGAAAGAATAGAGTTTTGGCATCACGATATTGACGGCGGGCATCCTTCAAGGCGTATGGACTGGAAATGTACCCAAAACTATGTAAAAGCACTTGCAGATGCAGAGGGTATCAAGTTAAGGGTTTCATACAGGGTGAATGGTTTCTTTGGTGAATTGTATCGGATAGGCGCATCAGAACCCATTGAATGGATTGACCCTGATACTGGTGAAGTAAAGCAGTGCAAACTTTCAAGCAATTATCTGAAATGCAAAGAACTGAAAGAACAGGCAACAGAGGAAATGGAAGAACTTCTGAAAAAGTACGGTTATAGAATGAAGTTCCCCGCAAAAACTGGTGATCTGTCACGGCGTTGGTGTTCTGCATATCTGAAAATATGTGTTGCAGATACGGTTGTCAGTAATCTTGACCGCCTTGGTGAACTTGAAGAACTGGGTGGTAAAAGACATAAATTCCCCGCAAAAGGTGGTACACATTCAGGGCGTTGGTGTAGTGGTAACTTAAAAGCAGCGGTTCAGGACAGTGTGACAGCCAATCTTGAAGAAACCAAACGTGACAAGAAAATCTTGATTGTTTCAGGTGAACGCCGTGGTGAATCTGCCGGACGGTCAAAGTACAATGAAATGGAAATACACCGCACCAATGCAGAAGCCAAGGCACACAGAATCGTTCATCAATGGCGGTGCTGCATTGATTATTCTGAAAAGGATGTGTGGGAACTGCTGAAACGGCATCATATAAACCCACACCCATGTTACAGGATAGGTTGGAACAGATGCAGTTGTATGATGTGTATATTTTCAACACCGCGGTTATTTGCCGGAGTAAAAGAACTTTTCCCTGATGATTATGCTGCACTAAGGCATGATGAAGAAGTTCTTGGGTTCACACTGGATAACAAAAAGAATCTTGATGAATTTATCGGTGATACACAGTCTTGCGTGTGTTGGAAGGATAAAGCAGCAATACATTCAATACTTACTGGTGAGTTCAACACAGATGACATATACACAAATGATTGGAATTATCCTGTTGGTGCATTTCATGGTGCTGACGGTGGTTCATGTTAGAAAGAAGGTGATTATGTGAAGAAAATAGTTGCAGCATGGATTGAGCAGATTCTTGAATTTCCAACCAAACTTGAATACCTTGCGTACATAGAAAGCCTGAAAAAAGGCAAACCGCAGAAGTTCAAGGAAACATCATTTGAACAGTTGGAATCAGGGGTTGTTAGAATAACGATCAGGAAACAGTATAACAATAATGCGTTCCCTGATGATGAAAAGGAAGGTGAAGAAAGTGTTTGATTATTCAAAGTTAAGAGGAAAGATCAAGGAAGTGTTTGGAACACAGGCAAAGTTTGCTAAAGCAATGGGAATGTCAACCGTGACATTATCTGCAAAATTGAACGGAACAGTTCAGTTCACTGCACCTGAAATGAACAAGGCGTGTGAAGTCCTTGGTGTTTCGGTGGAATTTATTCCACTATATTTTTTTACTGAAAAAGTTAAGACTTCTTAACTCAAAGAAAGGATAGGTGATAAATTATGAAATTCAGCGAAAAGTTGAAACAGGCTATGCAGCAGTTAGGAATCAATCAGGCACAGGTTGTTGGATTGACCGGGAAAAGTAAGGGGTCAATCAGTATGTACCTGAATGATAAGACCACACCGTCAGAACAGGTTCAAAGTGATATTGCAGTATCACTTGGACTTGACCCTGACTATTTTGAACAGGAAGAAACCCCGGTGACCTTCAAACCTTCCAAGTGTGAAGATGGCATCCCAACCTTGACAGTACATGAAGTTGCTAAGTTGATGCACAAGCACACCAACACAATAGCACTTGGGTTACAACAGGGCGTTTTCCCTTGGGGGTATGCAATTCATACCAGTGAACACCGTTGGTCATATTTCATCAATGCAAAGCGTTTTGCAGAAATTGAAGGGGTGATCTGATGCCAAAGATTGAGTATAAAAGCATTAAGTTTCAGCAGAAAAGCCTTGAACTGATACGCCTTGTGAATCAGGTGGTTGAAGAATATCAGGCACAGGGATATGAACTGACACTTAGACAGGCATATTATCAGTTAGTTGCCCGTGGGTACATTCCCAACAATGAACGCAGTTATAAGAACATTGGAAATCTTATCAATGACGGCAGACTTGCCGGGTTGATTGACTGGTACAGTATCACGGACAGAACCCGCAACCTTAGAAGCAATAGTCACTGGGACAATCCGGCTGATGTGATTGCATCTGCAAGATACAGTTATCTGCTGAACAAGTGGGACGGTCAACCGAACTACGTTGAAGTGTGGGTTGAAAAGGATGCCTTAGTTGATATTGTGGGACAGGCTTGCAGACCACTTGACACACCATATTTTTCATGTAGGGGTTACACTTCACAGTCAGAAATGTGGTCAGCAGCACAGCGTTTCATTGGTCAAGATTACCGTGATAACCGGGTGATTATTCACTTAGGTGACCATGACCCAAGCGGTATTGATATGACAAGGGACATTCAGGAACGCTTGCAGATGTTCGGTGCTGATGTGTATGTGAAGCGTGTAGCACTGACCATGAATCAGATTGGTACATATAACCCGCCACCCAACCCGGCAAAGATCACTGACAGTAGAGCATCAAAGTATATTGATGAATACGGCAATGAATCTTGGGAATTGGATGCACTTGAACCACAGGTCATCACTGATCTGATAACCAATGAGGTTACAGCATTAAGAAATGATGAAATTTACCGTTCAGTATGTGATTTAGAAGAACGTGGGAAAGATGAACTTAAAATGATAGAACGCAACTATGACAAGGCTGTTGCATTTTTAGAAAGTGAGGAATAAACCATGAAAAAATATGAATTTACAGGAGAAACCAAAGAAATCAGATTATTATTCAGAACCGCCACACTGCACCGCATCCGTGCAACTGTTGCATTTGGCATTGTAGAAGTAGGTGACCTTGGTGGTTGGATTGAGAAAGAAGAAAATCTTTCCCATGAAGGAAAGGCTTGGGTTTGCGGTGATGCCAAGGTTTGGGGCAATGCCGAGGTTTGGGGCAATGCCAAGGTTTGCGGTGATGCCGAGGTCTTTTCTGCAAGTCATGTGTTAGTGATTGGAGCAATCGGCAGCAGAAATGATTTCACTACATTCTATCGTGACAAGGACAATGAAATTACAGTCAAGTGTGGTTGTTTCCTTGGAAAGATTGATAGATTTCTTGAAAAGGTCACACAGACCCACGGTGATTCTAAATATGCCTTAGTTTACAGAGCAGCAGTTGAGGTTGCAAAGTTACAGATTGACCTTTCAGGTGAAGCACCAAAGGACGCTGATGAAGAATGAAAACTTTGAATTTCATGCCCCATCAGGAAGATGCACTGAACAGAACTGAACAGTTCAACCGTTGTGCTTATTATCTTGATATGGGACTGGGTAAGACCTTTGTGGGTGCTGAAAAAATGTATCTGCTGAATAATGCTGTGAACTTGGTCATCTGTCAGAAATCCAAGATTGATGACTGGGTTCAGCACTTCAAAGATTATTACCCTGATTACAGGGTGATGAACCTGACCAAGAAAAGTGAAGCAATCAATTTCATGGCGGTACTTGATACCAAGGACTTATACAACCAAGGTGTTCAAATGATAGGCGTTATCAATTATGAAACTGCTTTCCGGCGGGATTGGTTGCTGAAACTTAAAGATTTCACACTGATGCTTGATGAAAGTTCCCTGATAACCAATGAAACGGCAAAACGGTCAAAGTTCATTCTGAAAATGCAGCCGGAAAGCGTGATTTTATTATCAGGAACACCAACAGCCGGAAAGTATGAACGGTTGTGGTCACAGGTTCAGTTGCTTGGGTGGAATATTACAAAAAAAGCGTTTTGGTCATCATACGTTCAGACTGAATGGGTTGAGAACGGGGACGGTTTCAAACGTGAAGTAATAACCGGGTACAAGCACACGGAACACCTGAAAAAGAAACTTGCAGATCATGGGTGCATCTTTATGAAAACCGCTGATGTGATTGAACTGCCGGAACAGACTGAACAGAAGATATTCTTTAAGGCAACACAGGCGTACAAGTATTTTATCAAAAACAGTTACATCATGCTTGATACCCTGAATATGTGCAAGTTCAAAGATGATTCAGATTATTACGGCACGGATGTGACACCACGGGTTGAACTGGTCGGTGATAACAGCCTGACCAAGATGCTATATGCACGGCAGTTGTGCGGGCAGTGGCACAAGGAAAAACTGGAAGGTTTGCGGGACTTGGTTGAATCAACAGAAGATAGGCTGATTATATTCTACAACTTCACAGCAGAACTTGAAGCAATGCAGAAAAAACTTGCTGATCTGAACAGACCTTATTCAGTTGTGAATGGGTCAAAGAAGGACTTGACCGCATACGATCAGGCAGATGATTCAATCACATTCATACAGTATCAAGCCGGGGCAATGGGTGGTAATTATCAGAAAGCAAATAAGATTATTTATTTCACATTGCCACTTGGCAAAGGGTCATGTGATATGTGGGAACAGTCAAAAAAGCGTATTCACCGCATAGGACAAGCCAAACCGTGCTTTTACTATTACTTACTGGTGAAGGGTACGGTTGAAGAAAGAAACCTTGCAGCGTTGAAAGAAGGGAAGGAACTGACAGATGAATTATTCAAAAATACTTAATTGGATATTTGGAATCATGGCATTTATCGGTGTATTCCTGATAATCGGTGCAGTCGGTGCATCTGACTATGCGGTTGAAATGGGAATATATGAACCACTTACTGCACACCTGAAAGAATACATCATTGGTGCAATTCTGATAATTCCCGGAATCATTTATTTGAAAATTACGGAAAGGGGTGATGAAAATTGAACTATTCAAAGAGCATGAGAAAGTCGGCAATGGTCAAAAGGGTCTTGATTCTGATTGGTGTTGCACTTGGCGTTGGTTTGGTGATTGGTAATGTGTCAGGATATGCCCTGAAAACTCATATAACCGCCAAGGACAAGCAGAAAACAGAAGAACAGACACTTGAACGGTCAAGCACTAAAACCCTTGTATATGGGGCGTATGATGACAGAACTTTTACACAGGAAATTTCCCTTGACTGGGGTGCGGGTGACTTGGACTTCACACCGCTTGACTGCAAGATGCCGGAAGAACAACAGGAATTTACATATTACCTTTGTACCGGATACAACATTGATTTTACCCTTGTCATGGCACTGATTCAGAATGAAAGCAGTTTTGACCCGGCAGTTGTTAGTGAAACCAATGATTACGGTTATATGCAAATCAATCAGATCAATCACCAGTGGTTGACAGATACCCTTGGTGTTACGGATTTTACAGACCCGTATCAGAACATCAGGGCGGGTGTGTTCGTACTTAGAAAACTGTTTGAACGGTATCAAGATACCAATATGGTCTTGATGGCGTACAACATGGGTGAAGATGGTGCTGCCCGGTTGTGGGAAAAGGGCATCTATTCAACAGATTATACAGAAAAAATACTGAACTATCAGACACAGTTCAAGGAACAGTTGGGCGGTGAGTAAATGGCAGCAGAAAAGAATTTTGAAAACAAAGTCAAAGCGTTCCTGAAGGACACCGGGGCATGGCTGTTGAAATATTGGGGTGGTGCTGCTTATACAAAAAGCGGTATTCCTGACCTGTTGGTTTGTTCAGATGGGTGTTTCCTTGGTGTTGAAGTCAAAGCACCAAACGGTGAACCGTCACTATTGCAGTTGGTCAACCTCAAAAAAATCAGAGAATCAGGCGGGTATGGAATTTTGTTGTACCCCAAGGATTTTGAACAGTTCAAAATGTTCATTGTAAAAAAATCAGAACTTAACGCTTGGTATCTTTCCAACATTGAAGATCAGAAGCGTTGGGAAATAAAATTATCAAAATAAGGAGTGAAAGAGCATGGCAGCAAAAAAGAAAGCAGATGCAGCGGTTGAGAATACCGCAGAAGTAACACAGGAAACCGTTCAGGAAGAAATTGAACAGGTGACAGAAGAAAACGCAAAGGAACTTGACAATAAGAAGTATGTGGTTGACCACTTACTTTCAACCAAGCGTGAGGGAATGGAAGATCTGATTGCATACATGGAAGAAATCGGATTTTTTGAAGCACCTTGTAGCGGTGGAAATCACCTTGCTTGTCAGTTCGGTCTTGTTCACCACAGCAGAAATGTAATGATGGCAGCAGAAAATATTGGTTATGCACTTCTTGGTAAAGTCAAGTATGCAGAAATTCGTGATTCAGTCATCATTGCAGCAGCATTACATGATCTTGGCAAGTGTGGTGATTATGGCAAGCAGATGTATGTGCCTAACATGATTAAGGACGGCAGACCTACCAAGGCAGAGCCGGAACAGAAATATAAACAGTCTGAAAGCAAGCCTTTCAAGCGTAACCCGGCACTTCTTCCACTTGACCACGCAACCCGCAGCATCAAGTTAGCAACTCTTTTCATTGACCTGACGGAAGATGAAGAATTTGCGATCAGATACCATGATGGTCTGTATGAATCAGCAAACTATGGTGTGAAGGGAAATGAAACCCCGTTATATTTGATTCTGCACTATGCTGATTTATGGTCAAGCAGAGTAACAGAAGGTAGCACAGATGAAGGTGGTGATGAATAATGGAACGTGACTATTTGGAATGGATAAACCGGGCATATAAGACCTTGGTTGACAATCAGGAAGTTCCCAAGATGGAATTGAAACTGATTGACGGTAAGATTTCAGTATATCGTTGTGGTGATGTCATCCGTGTGGATATTCACCGTGAAGAAACAAAGAGAAAGTGAGGAATTAAGATATGGCACAGATGCTTTTGATTATGGGTGAATCAGGTACAGGAAAAAGTACCAGTATGAGAAATTGCGATCCGGCAACAACCGCCGTTGTAAACCCGGTCGGTAAGCCGTTACCGTTCAAGGGTAAGTTCACAATGCTGAACAGTGAGGTTGAATCCCGCAAAATCTGCAAGTTTATGAAGGAACAGGCAGCAGCCGGGAAGAAGTTACTGGTGGTTGATGACTTCCAGTATATCCTTTCTGTTCCATACATGAACCGTATCAAGGAAAACGGTTGGGACAAGTGGAATGACTTCGGTGCGAACTACTTTGAAATCATTGAGGTGTGCAAGGAACTTCCTGATGATGTGGTGGTTGCTTATATGACCCACACAGAAACCCTTGAAAACGGTGTAACCACTATTAAGCTGATCGGAAAGTTACTTCGTGAGAAGATCACCATTGAAGGACTTTTCACCATTGTACTTAGAACAGGCGTAAATGAAGGGAAATATTATTTTTACACACAGAACAGTGGCAAGGACACCGTGAAGTCACCTATGGGAATGTTCCCGGCATACGCCATTGACAATGACCTGAATTATGTGGCTGATAAAATCCGCAACTTCTATGAAGTCGGTGAGTATAAGACAGATGCAGAAATGGGTCAGGCTGATGCACAGGCTGCATCCGATCTTGAAAAGCCGGATGCAAACGGCAGACGGGCAAGGGGTGGAAAAAAGACCACATCCACAGCAACACCACCTACCACAACAGAGGATGCAGAACCAAAGACAGGCAGAACCGCCCGCAAGACACATGATGAAGTAGTGGCTGAAAATAATCAGAAAATGGCTGATTATATGGCAGAGCGTGACAAGGCTGTTGATGCCGTTGCAAATGGGCGTGAAGAAATCCCGTTTGAAGAAGCGTGTGCAGCAGCGGATTCTGTACCGCAGCCGGAACTTGAAACACCGCCAAGAAGAACCCGCAAGGAAAGAAAGTCTGCTGAACAGTCTGAACCTGTTCAGGACGGTACAACAAATACTGATTCTGAATCTGTCACACTGGATGCAGACACATACTTCTATGTTCCGGCTGATGATAACTATGTGATGAAGCACAAGGGTGACACGGTTGACCTGATTGTTGATGGTGTGGAAGTGATGAAGGTTATCAGCAAGGAAGAATTTGGTGAAGGTGTGAAGCGTTTAGCACAGGCAGACAACCCTAAGCCGGAAAACCCTATTGACGGGGCAATGAACCCGCCGGAGAAGGGCAGACGCACAAGAAGAAGTGCAGCACAGGCACAGCCTGATAATGCAGATACAACAGCGGATGAAACCCCGGCAGTAGATGAACAGCCGACTGGCAGAACCCGCAGAGTAAGAAAAACACGCTAAGAAAGTGAGGTAAAAGAACATGAACAATCCTTTTGGTTTACCTGATGAACTGTTTGGTGCAATCCTTGCATCAGCAATCACGGAAGGAATGAACACGGCAAACAACCGTTCAATGAAGAACCCGCACCCGGTAGCACCTAAACAGGATGTATTGCCGGAAGATGGTGCAACTGCTGCAAAGAAAATCTATGATTCCTATGTAAAAGCCGGGTTCAATGAGGTTCAGGCGTTTGAGTTGTTGAAGTTAGTATTAAGCAAATAAAGAAAGGTTAAAAGGTGAAAAATTATGGCTATTGATTTCAGTGCATTTGATGAAAAGGTTGATTTACAGGAATTACAGAATGAGGTGCAGAACGCACCTGATAATGATTTTGCTGATGTGCCGGATGGTACATATATCATTAGTATTGAGAAGATGGAAATTAAGTTGACTAAGGCACAGGATAAGTTGATGTTTGCAGTTCAGGCAAAGATCAAGGAAGGTGAACAGGCAAACCGCATGATCTTCTTCAACCGTGTTATTTCCGGCAACAGTTCCGCAAAGTGGACGGACGGACAGGCAATCAAGTCTGTATGCACTTGGGTGAACAAGCTGATTGCAGAAGATGACACACCTGTTGAATTTGTGAACTATGCAGATTTTGCAGATCAGATTCTTGATGTATTCCAGTCCATTCAGGGTGTGATTGAAGTTGAGGTTGATTATAAGGCAGATGCTTTCAACCCTATCACAATCAAGGAAGTTTTTGACTGCTAAAAAATTTTACTTGTAAAGTTAAGACTTCTTAACTTAGAATGTTATCAGGCGGTGGCGGGGTCGCACCTTCCACCGCTATTTTCAGAAAGGGTGAATGTAGTGATTTTTTATGACTTTGAGGTTTTCAAGGAAGATTGGCTTGCCGTTTTCATTGATGTGACCAAGAAAAAAGAATATGTGATAATCAATAACCCTGATGAATTAAAAGCCTTATATGAAGCTAATAGCAAGGATATATGGGTAGGTTATAACAACCGCCACTATGACCAGTACATTATGAAAGGCATTCTGTTGGGAATGAATCCCAAAAGAATCAATGACTGGATAATTGTTGAAAAAAAGGAAGGGTGGCAATTTTCATCAGCGTTCAACAAAGTTCCAATGATTAACTATGATGTTATGCCGAACCCCCCGGTTGGTTTGAAAACACTGGAAGGTTTTCTTGGCAGCAATATCAAGGAAACGGATGTTGATTTTAGAATAAACAGGAAATTGACCAAGGAAGAAATTGAAATGACGGTTTTCTACTGTCGGCATGATGTGGAAGAAACCATCAAAGTATTCCTTGAAAAAATAGATGAATTTAATGCAATGCACGGTATCATTCAGGCTTTCCCTGACATTGTGAATCTGTCTGATATAGGGGACAGTGAAGCAAGAATCACCGCAAAGGTGCTTGGGTGTTCCCGCAGATCATTTGAAGATGAATTTGATTTTTACTTCTTGCCGTGCTTACAACTGAAAAAATATAAATATGTTCAGGACTGGTTTGAACAGAAAAGACAGGAAGCCTTGTCAATGGACTTGGCACACATGGATAAATACTCAAAACGTACATGGTATAAGGAACAGGGTCTTGAAACCGTGGTTGCGGGTATTCCTCATTCATTCGGTTTTGGTGGCGTTCATGGGGCAACAGACACACCAATTCACAAGACCGGGCAACTGCTGCACGTTGATGTAAATAATTACTATCCATCAATGCTGATTGCTTGGGGACTGGTTACAAGGGCAGCAACCAATGACAATTACCCGTTAGTGTATAACACACGAAAAGCCATGAAGGAAAAACAGATTGCTGCAAAAAACGCCGGAAATAAGAAAGAGGTCAAACGGTGGAAGAAAGCACAGTTGCCATATAAGAAGATGCTGAACGCCTTGTCAGGTGCAATGAAGGATGAAACCAATGCAGCGTATGACCCAAGAAACAATAACTGTATGTGCATCAACGGTCAGTTGATGTTGCTTGACCTGATTGAACACCTTGAAGTTGTACCGGGATTTGAACTGATTCAGTCCAACACGGATGGTCTTATTATTTGGATTCCTGACACAGATGAAGCCTTTGAAATGGTTGATGATATTTGTTGGGAGTGGGAACAGCGTTGTTCAACAGATCAGTGTTCAATTCTTCTTGAACTGGATAACATCAGTGAAATCTATCAGAAGGATGTGAACAATTACCTTTGGGTTGGTATTGACGGCGGTGTTGAAAGAATCGGTGCTTATGTGAAGGAACTTTCAGCGGTTGACAATGATCTGCCAATCCTGAATAAAGCACTGGTTGACTACATGGTTAAGAAAACCCCGGTTGAACAGACCATCAATCAGTGTGATGACTTGATTATGTTTCAGAAGATCGTCAAGTTATCAGACAAGTATGATTGGGTGGAACATGAGCATTGCACCCCGCTTGTTAGTCATATAGGCAAAAGAACAATCAAGACGGTGTATGAATACCCTGACAAGGACAAATACACATATAAATCATACCGGGTGTTTGCATCTAACGATCAGAAGGACGGCAGATTGCTGAAACGTAAACAGGTGAAAGCTAAGGGTGAAAAATTCGGTAATACACCTGACCACTGTTTCATTTTCAATGATTCAGTTGTTGGGGTAAAAACACCGCCTGAACTTGATAGGCAGTGGTACATAGATTTAGCAAAGAAACGCTTGAAACAATTTGGTGTTGTAGCGTAACACCGGGAAGGAAGGTTTTTCATGGATTTAGAAATCAGATATGAAAATGGTTCAATGACTGTTCATCTTGAAGAATTTTTGAATATCCGCAGCATTGCCAAGGTCAGGAAACTGCTGAAACTTATCAGAAGCAGTTTCACCCCGGAATGTGAACAGCAGATTAAAGAATTTGTTCAGGAACAGGCTGAACAATTTGAACAGGTTCAGAAGGAACACAGCATTTACATTGAAGGGTATACCCAAAAGATTAGATATGCAGAACAGCAGATCAGACAGACACAGCATATTATTTCACAGATTCAGACGGGTGTTAAAAACTCGCAGCTTCTCCGGGATTCACACAGGAAGAACACAAAGGTTTGGAAGAACCGCAATGCTGATGTAAAAAAGTACAGGGAACGCCTGAAAGAACCAAGAAATACATTGAAGGAACAGAAGGAAG